GTAATGGCGAAAGATATGTTGAACACTTACAAATATGGTTGGAAGACATCATATTACCAAAATACTATGGATGGGAAGACAGAGGATGTCGTTAAAGATGAACCCTTACCACAAGGTGAGATTCTAGATGATGGGGAAGACTGTGATGCCTGTGCGATATAAAATACAAACTATTAAACCTGCAGGTGACGATAACACCTTTTGTGTAAAGACCCCTAAGAATGTAAAATTCAAAGGTGATATTAGTAAGACCACTTACGATTATATCAATAATGGATTTGCAGTTATAAGAAATGCAATCCCAAAAGAAATTATACAGTTTGCATTGGATACTTGGAAAACAATGGAACACCAACCCGAGTATAATAAATTCTTTGAACGTGAAGAGATAATTACCACAGAACATGTGCCTGATGAAAGTAAAAATAAATCCAATGGTAATCACAATCTACCTATGGGTGTTGCTATGCAAGAACTTATGTGGGGGATACTTAAAAAGAATTTTGATTTCGATTTAATCCCAACATACTCTTACACTAGGAAGTATGACAGAGGTGCATACCTAGGTGTACATTCAGATAGACCCGAATGTGAAGTATCAACTACTATATGTCTAGATTATAAAACAGATGACAATAAACCATGGAAGATATGGGTAGACAATACTAAGAATTGGACAATGACCAACTGGAATGAGGATGCAAAAGCCGAGACACAAGGTATTCCAATTAGAAAAAGAAAGAGTATTGCAATTGAATTAGAGCCAGGAGACATATTATTATATCAAGGCCCAAATGTTGCACACTGGAGAGATACACTTATGGGTGATTATTCTTATCACATGTTTATTCATTTCTATATGACCAAAGGTGCAGTTGGACAAAATGTAGGAGAGGAGATGTCATACGACTGGATTGGTTCTAAATACCTTTCCACAGAACAAAGACCTGCTGAAAAATCAAAAAGACAAATAGATTGGCATAAAGCATATAGTATAACAAAAAACGAATCATCCGAAAATAATTTTGATGAGTATACCACAGAGAAGATAGAAGATGACAGTATTTAACAAAAAGAAAGTAAATTTTACCAAAGAGAAACTATTCTTTGGTGAACAATTGAACACACAACGATTTGATGAGTTTAAGTACCCAATCTTTGACAAACTAACACAAACACAATTAGGTTTCTTTTGGAGACCTGAAGAAGTATCATTACAGAAAGATAGAGGTGATTATCAGAAGTTATCTGAATCACAGAAACACATCTTTACATCCAATCTAAGATACCAAACACTACTCGATAGTGTTCAAGGAAGAGCTCCTGCAATTGCATTCCTACCCTTTATATCATTACCCGAATTAGAGTCATGTGTCATCACATGGGATTTCATGGAGACCATTCATTCACGAAGTTACACTCACATTATAAAGAACATCTATAGTGACCCAAGTGATGTGTTTGATACCATCCTTGACGAACCAGCAATCATTGCTCGTGCAGAGACAGTAACGAAGAGATACGATGACTTCATTCTCTTAGGTAGAAAACAATTGATAGGTCAGAAGGTTGATGAATACGAATTGTATAAAGCATTATACCTTGCATTGATATCAGTGAACATTTTAGAAGGAATCAGATTCTTTGTATCCTTTGCATGTTCATTTGCATTCGGTGAGTTGAAACTTATGGAAGGTAGTGCAAAGATTATCTCTCTTATTGCAAGGGATGAGTCACAACATCTTGCAATCACTCAACACATACTGAAGTGTTACAAGAATCAAGAGAAAGATGCATTGATGACTAAGGTCATGAAGGACTGTGAAGACGAAGTGTACGATATGTATAGAGAATCAGTAGAACAAGAGAAAGATTGGGCTGAGTTCTTATTCCAACATGGTTCTATGATTGGACTATCTACTCAGTTACTAGGTAACTATGTGGAATACACTGCAAACAAGAGATTGCGTGCAATTGGGTTAAAACCTATATATGACATCTCAAGTACAAACAACCCTTTACCATGGACTGAACATTGGTTCAACAGTAGAGGATTACAAAATGCACCACAAGAAACAGAGATAGAATCTTATGTAATTGGTGGTATTAAACAAGATGTAGATGATGATACCTTCAGTGGTTTCTCGTTATAAATAACAGTACAATTCTTAAAGGAGAACAAAAGAAATGCCAAATGTAGTGAAAGATGAAACAACACGAAAAGTCTATAAACTAATAGATGATGTGATAAATGAGTGCGCACTCATCAATGCGACAAACAACGAATGGGATTCAGAAAATTACACTCCGTGTGATTTATCAGATGGTCTAACTGATTATGACCATGTCCGATTTAACCTAGAAAATATGTAATAATAAGGAATATATTATGAAAAGAGTAATTGAAATTTTCGGTAAAACCGATTGTCCAAACTGTACAAAAGCTAAAGCATTCTGTGAAAAGAATTCTCTAGAATTTGACTATGGTATTTTGGACGAACACTTCACTAAAGAAGAACTCCTGCAGGAGTTTCCAACTGCAAAAAGTATGCCACAAATCAGAGTTATCACAGACGATGTGATTGAAAATCTTGAAGGATATGATGGACTAGTCTCATGGTTTGCTGATAACTTGACTGTCTTAGCCCAAAAACAAAAAGTTCTACAAGATGAACAAAGTAGTGGTGTGGAAGGACTGAATTTTCCTCCCAGTGCCGATACCCCACCTGCTCAAGGGGGAAAACATACTGGTGTTGAACTTAAACACATGTCAGATGGTACCCAAATTGGTTACAAAGTTAAACATGGTATTCTCCTTCAAAACAGTTGGCAAGAAGATGAAGATGGTAGACCCTTTTGGGATGCAGAGACATGGGTTAAAGTTGACCTAGAAGACGGTGTCTATAACTATGAGATGTTATTAGAAAACTGGGAAGACTAGTGTGGAGTACCACCTTTATCTAAACAACCCCAATTTGGAGACTATTGAAGACATAAGGTACACTCATGTTTTTAAGAAGATTCCAATGGAGTTTAATTTAGTAAGGAAGTACTACGCAGGGTTGGATGTCCCCTACAAAGACATCAAAGACCCACTACCTTATGTCACTAGAAATGGTAAGGTAGTGGAGTTTAGTGATTTTTATGAAGAAATAATAGGAGTACCACTTGAAAGTACACATAGTATGTGAATCATGTTATTCACAAGCCGTAGTTCAATACAGTATGGATGATGACATCTATGAGGTCAATCACTGTCCATTTTGTGGAGAAGATATTGACACCGAACATGTAGAAGAACTAGTAGAAGACGATGACTAACCAATGGCACGGTGGAAAGGGGTCAAAGAGACGTAACGCTGATGATAAGAAATATGCATCAAATTGGGACTTAATCTTTGGTAATAAGGGTCAAAAGCCCAATAATAAGGACAAAAAAGAGGTGAAAGGGGTCGAAAAGAGTTGACAATGACCCCCATAAAGTGAGATAATGACTGTATCAAGAATAGAGAGAGAATCAATACCGATGATTAATATCTACCTTACAGGTCAAATTGCTCAAAAAAGACGTATTAACACATACGTCCGTTCCATCCTAACCTACCTAATGCCACGACTTCGAAGAGACATTGATATATGCATCAATGTCACTAAGGAATGTGATGGTGGTGCATACGGACTCTGTTGGGGAGACCGAAACGAGGTTGAGATACACCTCTCAAGAGAGACACAAGGTGTCAAAATACCCCTTGAAGAGATGATGCAAACACTTGCTCATGAACTAGTCCATGCAAAACAATTCATCAAGGGAGACCTATCTCCAATGATGCGAAACTACAAAACTGTCTACCATGCAAAGACCCCCTATAGTCGTCAACCATGGGAACTAGAAGCCTATCGTAAAGAAGAGAGATTATTGCAGACTTTTTGGTTGTAAAAACTTGACAATGACCCCTATTTTCTGTTATACTATGTATATAATGAGAAATCAAAGAGGAAAATCAATATGTTAAACCTAATAATTCAAACCCAATACAAAGAAAACTATGCAGCTCATAATGAAGATTATGAACATGGTGTTTCAGAACCATATTGGAAGTTTAAAGGTGGTTCATCATATCTGATTACAGATATAGATTTCATTAACACTGAGTACCTTGAAGGTCTTGTCGAAGAGACTGCATTCATTCACTCGTATGAGAATCCTGCATCTATGGAATATGTCCTAGATTGGGAACTGATTGACGAAGAGAATTTGTCAGACCACATTGAAGAGTGGGAGACTCCTTACCTTCTTGAGAAGAATGAGAAGGGTCAGTGGACTTCTAAAAGAGTCACGGAGAATGGTGATTATGGTTACATGAGAGAAGGAATTCTTTCTAGGGTTCAAGTTTGGACTTATGAGTCTAGTGGGACAAGAGATGTTGAGAGTTATCATGTTGAGTATATCATGGTGGATGGAAGTAAATGTCTATCCGATGAAGCTCTCGGACAATGGTTCAAAACAAGAGAATTGGTTGCATAAAACACTTGACAGTGCGTGTCATTTAATGGTATACTATGTATATAATGAAGAAAGAAGATAAAACAGTGAACAAAGAAATTACAAGAATTTACTTAGACATGGATGGAGTCCTTGCCGACTTCAATACAGGTGTTGAGTATCTTACAGGGGAAGAGTTCCCTAATACTCCCGATGGTCATAACAACTATGACTTAAGGAAAGAAGAGTTAACGAACAAAAGACTGTTCAGAATGTTACCACCTATGCATGACATGTACGACCTTGTCGGATACGTTAGACATACAGGACTTCCTTGGGAAATCCTAACTGCAGCTGGAACAGTGAACAGAGAGTTAGTTGTCTATGACAAAAACGAATGGATTAAAGAACATGTTAGTCCTACTGTTGTTGTTGTTTGCACTATGAGTGGTAGTCAGAAAGGTGGGTTTGCAATCGAAGGTGGAGTCCTTATCGATGACAGACAGAAAAACCTTGATGCTTGGGAAGCAAACGGTGGAATAGGAATATTACACACGAGTGCAGAAGATACCATCAACCAGTTAAAAGAGTTAAGAAGTTAGGGAATTTCATTTTTTATACCTAACGACCCCAATTACGATTGGGGTTTTTTTTTACCTGTTTTTGTATTCAAAAATAAACACTAAATAATACTATGGAACAAACTGAATTTAAAACTGAATATCTAGGAGACCACATATGGTTGTATCCTGCAAAGATACCTGCAGAAATATGTGATGCCACCATACGACAGTTCGATAACTATGAACAACTCGGTTTTACTGCCTCAAGAGGACATCATAGGCGTCACTCGGTCGAAGACCGTTCATTGAATCTTGAAAGCTTCACAAAAAATTGCATGGAAGAATATCCATTTCAAGGTGAAGAAATAGTTCCTTTCTTAACTGATACACTTAAACATGAATGCATACCTCACTATACAGACCTACAAGGACTAAGAGACGATGAGTTAGGAGTGTTTGAAGGAAAGATACAGAAGACTCAACCCACTGAAGGTTTTCATACATGGCACTGGGAACGTGCTAAGACTAAAAATTATAGAGTATTGGTATGGACTATATTTTTAAATGATGTAGAAGATGGGGGTGAGATGGAATTCAAACACCAATCACTTAGGATATCCCCAAAACAGGGAGATGTTCTTATCTGGCCTGCAGGGTTCACACATACACACAGAGGTAACCCACCTCTAAAAAGTAACAAATATATCGTTACAGGATGGATTAATTATGTCTAAATTATCAAGAGTCAAAGGATTCTTCGGTAGGGTATGGACAGGTTTTAAGAACCTATTCAAGACCAAATACCAAATCACAATA